TTGGACCAGCACCAGGTGTTCCAGGACCCCAGGCACCTACAACGTGCCATCCTGCAGCTCCAATCCACATTAGAATTGCAGCATCTCCGGCATCAGCAAAAGTAAGGGTAGTACCATTACTCATAGTTGCTGGTGTAAGTGTAGCATCTCCACCATCAGTAATGAAACAAATGACTTTAATTTGTCCTTGAGTTCCATTTGCTAATGTAAGAGCAATCGCTGCACTTGAGGCAACAGTTGTAATTGTAGTAGTAATACTTACTGCACCCGCTGCAGTCAATGCTTGAGGTGTATCAGCAAAACCAACCCAACCAGGAATCTTGTTAAAGACATTGGCTGCTGTTACTTTTTTATTTGTGGGACTTCCACTAGGATCATCGACAACGTGAAACAGGTCATCTGTGCTTAATGCGGTTGACGCATTAAGTGCGGTAATTTTCTTATCAGCCATGTTTATCTCCTACGGCTATGTGACGGGACTCGTCACCGTTAAGTAAAATGCGCTATAGCTCCGTATCTAACGAAAGGGAATGCTATAGACGCAACTATAAAAAATAAATTAAGAGATATTTTGTACTAAAGTACCAAAACCTTTGGCACGACAAAGTTCTCTTATATCCTCATCGGAACGTGTATCATCTTTGATTTCATCCCAAACTATGGACGCATCTCTTCTAAGAAGAGACAATTCTTGTATAATTTTTCTAACTTCAGAAGGCTTTGCCTCCGACTTTTTAGGTGCCGGAGGCGGTTCTACAACTTTTACAACTTTAGGTTGAGATTTCTTCGCCTTTAAATGTTTTTCAACAGTTGAAATTAACTGTTTTTTATTATGCCTTCGATCTAACTCAATACCCAACTCTTCTCTGGCATAGGTTTCAAGTTGCTTCTTAGACATTTTACCTAAGTCAGCCATTATATTCTCCAAATATTATTAATTATTACGATGATACTGTTCTTACAACAGCTGATAATCCTGTCAATACTAATGAAGAATCAACAGTTCCAGAAGCGGTATCTTTAATTGTTCCACCATTAAGTGCAATGTTTGTTCCACCTAATGTCAGAACATCAGTATTACCTATACCACAACTTGTTTTAATAAATCGTTTTCTATTTGCAGTTGAGCCAGTTGCCGTATATGTAAGTAATGGTGCAGTATATCCACCACCCGAAGCATCATTATTAGCAATAGTAATTTGAGGTGATCCTGTTACTGTAACAGCTTCATCCCATGTAATTTCAACTTGGATTTCTGCATTTGCATCATTAGCAGTTAAATCTGTATTATCAGTTGTTCCTACAATAAATCTCATTGCTGTAACAGTTGCAGTTCTAAGTCCAGTAGATGCATCTGTTCCCGCAAGCCCTCCTATTGCAACTAGAACTTCAGGATCTGCATCAGTATTATCGTTGCCCTGTCCTTTTGTACCAGCTTTCATTACCCAACCATTATTAGTTGCGTATGAATCTTGTTTGGTATAATCTGAATCCTCATCCGTTGGCAACCACTTGGGCTTATTAGTTGCTGAGGCATGAGCTGTTCCCCATAAAGGCATTGTGTTCTCCTATTAAAAATTTAAAAATGTTATCATTATGCTATATTTAGTTTAATTTAGTTTTCGCTAAATCTGTAAGATCATAATAATTCATAATTTCTTCCTCACTTTCTAAAAGCGATTCCCTTGCTTCTTTTAAAGATTGTTGAACATCTGGAAATCCTGAAAACTTTTGTATTAAACTATCAATCATTTTCAATCTTTCTTCAACAACTTCTAAAGTGCTTTCCGATTCATTCTGATTCTGGTCTTCCATTATTGCCCACCGTATGCATAAAGATACCCCTTGGTTTATGAAAAGATATAGCTTTTCCTACTAAATCAACAACAGGATTTGTTTCAGGTTCAACTGGTTCAGTTTCTGCTGTTTCCACCTGAACTTCAGAATTTTCTGGTTCTTCTTGTTTAGGATTAACAACATCATAAATTGCGTTTGCCACATTTTTCATTCTTTCGGCTTCTGACCTTCCACCGAATAAATCCATATTTTTTTCCATTAGAACATTTCTCCACCTTGAGATTCTATTTCTGCACGGTATTCATTTGCCATATTAACTGCAACTGAATGTCGAACATCTTTAGGGAACATGGACTTCACATCCCCACCAAATTCTTTCACATATTTCTTTGCACCGTTATCTACTAAATACATCCAAAGTTTAGGTGCTTTTGTATGGTCATACTTACCAGACTTCATTTTTCTTTGAATGTTTTTAACTATTGGTATTATCTGTCTTCTGTATAAGTCTGAATCATTTTCAATATATAATTGTAATTCACGGACTGCTTCTCTATCTAATGCTTCATTTATCTTAGTTCTAAGCCTTCTCACTTTTGTCATTTGAACAGACTCATTTAACCAAGAATCGAATGTTGGTGATAATCCTTTATACATTTTCAATTCTCTCTTTTCAAAATATTTCATCATCATCATTAATACAAAATCTCTTGGATCTGTATCATCTGGAATATCATTCTTCTTTGGCATTTTACCAGAATCTGCAATCTTTGCAACCTTCTCAAAATCTGCTTTATCGATTCCACCACTCTTTCTTGCATAATCAGAAAGTTCTTTAGAAAAATTCTTTAATGCTTTTCGGTCTGCCTCTTTGATGGGTTCAACTTCTTCCATTTTTACTTCTAATTCATCATATTTACCACTATCCAAAAGTTTATGCATTTCTTTTGCAGCTTGTGCACCAGAATTATATGTTGCAATCACCTTACCGGTGTTTCCATCTCTAAGTGTATACTTACCTTTTTTGAACTTCTCGTCAATCTCAACTCCCTCAATGTACATATTGAGTTCGTATCGTTTGTTATCTAAGTTTGCAACTTGGACATGAAGATTTTTCTTCTTATCTGTTCCCAAAATGTATCGGTTAGTCTTACCACTTGATGGTTTTCTTGGTCCTGTTGCAACCTTATTGTCGATTTCATCTGGATCTACAATATAACCCTGTTTCTTGGCCACATCATATGCATGTTGCATTGCTGCAGAAAATGTCTTGTGATAAAGATCATATTTTGCTCTTTCTTCTAATCCAAATTCACATTCTCCACAATGTTCTTGGATCTCAACTTCTTCTGCTTGGCGTGGTTGTTTCTTAGGTTTATATCCTTTTCCAAACAAACTTTGGAACTTTCTGCCAGGTGGTAATTTTTTAATTTTTCCTCCTGCTTTCTTCCACGCTGCAATCACTTTTGCTAATTCCAACTCATCTTCTTTTGATCGTGCTTCTTCGACCTCAACCGATTCACCATATGAAAAATCTATATCTGTACTCTTACATTTTGGACATTTGGTCTTTCCATATTGTAATGTAGAAAGTTTAGCACGAAATTTCTTACCACATTCTTGACATTCCATTCCAATATCTTTTGCAGTTTTCCTTGCTTCATCTACCGCAATTTCCTCGGTAGTTAAATCTTCATTTTTTTTTGAAGGAATATTTACCTTGATAGTAACAGGATATTCTTTTCCACCAAGTTTAAATTTCTTTTTACCGGCTCTTTTGGCCGCAGATGCTGCTGCCATAAATGCTGCTGCATCTTCTTTACTCAATCCCTCCGGAACTTCAATAGTTTCATCAATCTCAACTTCTTCCTTCTCTTTCATTGCCTTAATTTTTTCATAAGTCAATCTCTTGAGTGCTTCTTTGAAACCTTTTAATCTACCATCAACTGAAACTGCTTCCATTTGAAGATATTCTTCTGGTGCCAATTCTTCACCAACAATTTTAGGTATTCTTCTGATAGAACCATCGTCTTTAAGAGCTTGTTTTGCTTCTTTTTCTGATCCTCTTTCAACATAAAGTTTACCATTTTCAAAGAATGGTTCATAACCCAACGGCCCTCTAATGCCTGCTGTATCAAGAATGTTAAGTACTGCTCCTTCATATCCTTCATATATCTTATCAGTTCCTAATATGGAAGCCGCAATTGCTTCTTTAAATGTCATTCGACCTTTCATTTTATCCTCTTGTTTTATTGTTGGTTTAGTGTCAATTTTTTCTTTTTTACCAGAAATTTTAATTTCCTTTTCCTTCTTTTCTTTCTCTTCGTCTTCAATTTCTTGTTTGACGATTCTAGCAACTTGTGCTACTAATGCAGGATCAGGACCAGTAGGTTTAGTATCACCTTCACCTGTTTTATCGTCTTCTGGTTCTTCCTCATCATCTGGTTTTGGTGCTGGTTCTTTTTCTGCTGCCTTTGCATCAGATTCACCATCACCTACAGGATCTTCATCTTCGTCCTCTTCTTCAGCCTCTTTTGCTGCCTTTACTGCTTCCTTCGCCTTTTTG